GGGCTGGTTAGACAGGCTGATCGACGTGGGCGCGACGGTATCACAAGACCAGTATTTGGAAGTCAGTAAAGAGCTCTCGACGGCGGCGAAGGCAAGGGAGGGTCCGTGGGAATACTGTGAGATGCAGGGGCTGGTGGGCTGCAAATATCCGGACGAGGAGACGGTAGAAGTCCAGTCGGACAAGTTGCGACGATCAGCGCCGATTGAAAGGGTGCCGGACGACACTGTGAAGGCGGAGTTCAAGCGTATTTCAGCCACTCAGCGGTTTAGGCCTGCGCTGTCTACGACTCTGCCTGAATATGTAGCATCATTGCAGTGGAAGACGCAGGGCGGGGCAGCGATGACAGGTCTGAAGCCAATGACGGCGGTGGTCGATGGTGAGGAGGCTGGAAAAGTGCGTCTGACGAAGGCCTCGATGATATATGCGACGGCCAGGGAGTGCTTTACTGCAGCGGTCGAGTTTGCAGCACGGTGCGCTGTGTCGGTGGTGAAGTCGGTGCTGAAGCTGGGTGAGACGCAGAAGGATCGGCTTATCTTCCCTTACCCGGCGCACACGACAATAGCGAAGATGTGGTTGATGAGCTTTTCGGACACAGAGCAGAATTACCCGATCAACAAGGTGGTGACGATGCGCCGTGAGTGGACCAACTCACTGGGTTTTGAAGGAGTGAGGGAGCTGCGTAGGCACTTCGAGACGTGGTCGCTTGTGTCTCCCGACGGTGCGGCGGAGATGCTGGGAAATAATCTGCAGACATGGAGGGTTGTGTTCGGCGATTATGTCCCCAGCGTGGCATGCTTTGAAGACTGTAGATCCGGGGTGCTAGCGGCGGATGTTGCTCAGTTCGACTTTCAGGTGGGTGAGTGGTATGCTGATGACTACTGGGATAACATAAGAATCAATATCCCGGACGCTGCGAAGGCATATCTCAAGAATGCCGAAGGTGTGCCTTACGACGAGTTCATACTACCTGTAGACAAGCTGGCAGAATATGCTGCTCTGGCCGGGAGGGCGCAGCTGGAGCAGGAGGGCAATCAGGATGCAATCGCAGAATTAGTGAGGTTCATGACTGTTGAAAACAAAGGAATGCTTCTATCCGGGACGCCGGAGACATCCAAAGTTGGCAACAGATCGAACTACATCGGCAACACGATCTGCGCTTTAATTGTAGATGCGATATCACCGGGGTGTGTGGTGATGTACGAGGTCAGGGGCGACGATCAGCTATCGTCGGTGGCAGGGAAGACTGATAGGCAGGTGTCGGCATTGATGGCGGTCTGGTGGATGGTCATGAACTTCATATTCACGCTCGGACCAGAGAAGACGAGAGCGGCGTGTGGCCGGGACCTTAACACTGAATTCTTGAGAATTGACTACTCTCACTACGGGGCTAGGGGCTACCCACTGAGGGCGCTTGTCTGGTATTGCGAGAAACGGCCTTTGTCGGAGGAGAGGGTTTCGGTCGTCGCGGATAAAGTCATGGGGATGACGCTCCAAGGTATGACAGTTGTCAGACGGGGGTTTTCGCCGCTTGTGCTGAGATTTGCGGAGTACTGCGCTGTTAGGGCTGCAGGGCCACAGGCGGTGGGATATATTTCGGCGCCGACGGGGGTGGGGGGTCTAGGTCTCGGTGTGGCCTCGCCTCATCTGGTCAAATTCTCGGGTGAGGTGGTCGCGTCGGCGGCGAACTGTTCGTTATCATGGCCGACTGAGATCGCGTTGGACGAATTTTCTGCTCTGGGGGTGACGGAGGATGAGGCCACTCAGATAGCGTCACAGCGTGCGGCGGAGATCGCGGCGACAGCTGAGGGCAAGGGGATGTCGGATGCAAGGAGACAGACGAAGCTGACAGTCGTCGATATGGGGTGGCGCGCGTTCGGCGGTTACCCAGACGCGGAAGCGCTCGT